CAGGCAAAGGCTATCTGTTGGGGTGTTCTCAAAGAAAAGATGATACAGCACAAATGGGTAAAGAGCATAAACCACAGCGATTTGACTATTACACTCAAGAATAATAGCCAGATAACACTTAGGGGAAGCGATAACGAAAATTCACTAAGGGGCGTAGGGTTGCACGGATTAGTAATGGACGAGTTCGCAGATATCAGCAAAGAAACATGGTATGAGGTGTTAAGACCTACGTTATCAGACACAAAGGGTCATGCGTTGTTCTGTGGTAGTCCTAGAGGGTTTGGGAACTGGTCTTATGAGTTATTCAAGCAGGGGGAAACTAATAAGGACTGGAAAAGTTTTCAATACACCACATTAGAGGGCGAACAAGTATCAGAAGACGAGATTGAACAAGCTAAACAAGACCTAGACCTTAGAACCTTTCAACAAGAATATGAAGCTACATTCGTTAATTATTCTGGAATGATTTATTACAACTTTAGTCGAGATAAAAACATAGTGGAGCAGTACAAGAAGAATAGTGGCATATTACACATAGGTTTAGACTTCAACGTAGACCCTATGAGTGCTGTTGTCTGTGTTATAGAAAATGATAGAATTTTTATGATAGATGAAGTACAAATATATAGTAGTAATACGAATGAAATGTGTGAGGAGATTAGAACCAGATATAAGAACGTTCAAATAGTGGTATATCCAGACCCAAGTGCTAGACAAAGAAAAACAAGTGCAGGTGGTTTAACTGATTTAGCTATTTTGAAAAATAATGGTTTTGATGTAAGATGTAGAAGTAATGCACCTTTAGTTAGGGATAGGATTAACGCAGTAAATAGTAAGTTAAAAAACGTAAATGGTAAAAGTAGTTTATTTATTGTTAAGTCCTGTAAAAATGCGATCAAAAGCATAGAACGACAGATTTATAAGGAAGGTACGCATATTCCAGACAAAGATAGTGGGTATGACCATATGAATGATGCTCTAGGGTACTTAGTAGAGTATAATTTTCCACTTAAAAGGAATTTTGCACCAAGCCATCCTAAAAGGTGGAGTTAATGGATAGGGAAACACTTACAAGTAAACACGATTTATGGCACTCAAATATTTCTAATTGGGAGTTCTACATTCGTAGTTATCTAGGCGGTAACGATTACAAAAACGGCTATTACCTTCACCGATATGTTTTAGAGTCACCAGAAGAATATGACGCAAGAATAAGACACACACCAGTAGATAACCATTGCAAGAATGTTGTTCAGATATACACAAGCTTTTTATGGAGAGTGCCACCAACAAGAGATTATGGGTCATTGGATGGCGATGAACAGTTGAAGTCGTTTCTTATGGATGCTGACTTAGATGGTCGCTCATTCAACACAGTCATGCGTGAAGTACAAATGAACGCTAGTATTTATGGCAACTGTTGGGTCATAGTGGACAAGCCACAGTCAAACGCTAACACCAGAGCAGAAGAATTAGCACAGGACATCAGACCTTATATCAGTATTTACACCCCAGAAAACGTTGTGAACTGGAACTACAAGCGGTCAGCTAGTGGTAGGTTCTATCTTGATATGTTGATGGTGGTTGAGGACATAAACGCAGACAGAGCAATAATAAAAATATTCACAGAAGAAACCATAAGCACTTATGAGGTTGAGGAGTATTCAGAAGAATATTCAAAAGGCGAATCTAGGTTAATCGAAGAAGTACCAAACCCAATAGGGAAAATCCCTGCGGTCAATGTCTATAATTTAAGAGGTGCTAAAAGACCTATAGGCATTAGTGACCTTGCTGATGTTGCATTTCTACAACAATCTATCTACAACGACTATTCTGAAAAAGAACAGCTTATTAGATTAGCAAACCATCCAAGCCTTGTAAAAACACCAAATGTTGAAGCTAGTGCAGGTGCAGGGTCTATTATAGAGATACCAGAAGACTTAGAAGCTAATCTAAAGCCTTACATCATTCAGCCAAGCGGTCAGAACCTAGATGGAATAATGAAGTGTATACAGAACAAAGTAGACGCTATTGATAGGATAACACACATGGGTTCAGTAAGGGCAACAGGTACACAGATAGCTAGTGGAATTGCTCTACAAACAGAATTTCAGCTACTAAACGCCAGACTATCAGAGAAAGCCGATTATCTTGAGAACGCAGAAGAACAGATATGGTCTTTGTTTGCTATGTGGCAAGACAAACAGTTTGATGGTTCGGTAAACTATCCAGATACGTTTGATATAAGAGATTGGGCAAATGACCTACAGTTTTTACAAATGGCAAAAGCAAGTGGTATCAAGTCCGAAACATTTAACAAGGAACTAGATAAGCAGATAGCACAGGCAGTCATTGATGATAGCGAAATGATAAAATCTATCAATGAAGAAATAGACTCTAATAGAACAGTAAGAGGGCAGTTCCAAACAACAGAAGTAGAAGGACAGACAGTTGAAGAAGAAGCGTAAACGTAGGCTAGTTCCGAAAGACAAAAGAACTGGTATTCCTAAAAAATATCTATCTGGTCTTAAAGGTGCAAAAAGAAGTGCTAGAGCAAGTTTATTGAAACAAGTCAGTGCTTTATACAAAGCAGGTGCAAGAATACCACGCTCATTACTAAGAAGAAGGAACAGGACATAATGGCAGTAAGAAGAAGACCCTTGTCAGCAAAGACACTAGCAACACTTAGAGCAAAAGCAAAGAAATCAAAATTATTTAATTTAGCAGATTTGAAAGCTAGTTTTCGTAGGGGTCAAGGTGCATTTCTTTCCGCAGGGTCAAGACCAAGAATACCTATGAACGCTTGGGCGATGGCTAGAGTCAACAAGCTGATAAGCAGGGGTCGTTCTGGTACATTTGATAAAGATATTATTAGACGAGCATCAAAAAGAAAAAAGAAATAGATACAAATCCAGGCAAAAAGGTAATAAAATCAAGGACTTAGCATGGCAAAGTATAGAGGTAAAGAAGTAAAGCTAAACAAACCATTTAGATTATCCACAGCCGAATCTAAGCGAAAAAAGTTTGGTGTGTATGTAAAAAACAAATCTACTGGTAAGATAAATAAAGTTACATTTGGTGCTAGGGGGATGTCTATAAAGAAAAGCATACCTGCAAGGCAAAGGTCATTCTTAGCTAGAATGGGTGGTGTACTCAAAGAGGTCAAAGGTCAGAAATCTTTATCACCTGCTTTCTGGTCAATCAAAGCTTGGAAAAAAGACTTCCCCCTGTAATGTCGAGAATATTAGATAAATTAGCTGACCAACATGAACAGCGTATTATTGATGTACTTTACAGGCTAGAAGAAGACGTAATCAGAGAAGTCACAAGAGCAACAGGCGGTAAGCTTGTTTCACAAAGACTAGCGATACAATTACAACCTGCTATCAGAAACCTTGTGGAAACCACATTTTTAGACGAAGCAGATACCATAATAAATGAAGAATATAACAAGATTGCAAAAGAGGTATTAGATACGTTTGGAGAAATGCCTATACCTAAGAAGTTTAAAAGCCTTACTGAAGTAGACCTAACAACCTTGAACGCTCTCAAAACACAGTCCTTTAGTGGCTTTGAAGATATAGCCGAAAGATTTTTGAAAGTAATTAACGATGAAGTTTACCAAAGCACTATAGCAGGTAGACCATTTGAGGACATGGTTACCAATATAAGGTCACATATCAACGGAGTGTATAAGAGGTCAAATGTTGCTGAAATAAATGAACTGGTAGACTTTATAAACGAAAACAAATTCGATAACGCCAAAAGAGCAGAGATAGAGGAAGCGGTTAGAAAGCTACACACACAATATGCAAGTGACAGGGCAGGAAATAATCTTAGACGTTACGCAAGTCAGATTGCTCATGATTCAGTAATGCAGTTTCATGGACAGTTCACAGTAGCCAAAGCAAAAGATGCAGGGTTGACCCATTACAGATATACAGGCACACTTGTAAGGGATAGTAGACCTTTCTGTAGAGATATGCTAAATAAGACATTAACCGAAAATGAAATTAGGGATATTTGGAATAATCAAGGGTGGCAAGGCAAGTCCACAGGTGACCCATTCATAGTTCGTGGCGGTTATCGTTGTCGACACACTTGGATTCCAACAAACCCAGATTGGGATATATAGGAGTTATAAATGGCTGAAGAAAACCAAGTTGAACAAACAACCGAAACAACTGAAGAAGAAGTGCAACCAGTACAAGAAACACCAACAGCACAAACATTCACAGAAGACGAAATGAATGAAATTGTTAAAAGACGGATAGCCAAAGAAAGAGGTATTTGGTATAAAAAGCTTGGTGTTGATGACTTTGATGTTGCTGTAAAAGCCGTGAAGACACAGAAAGAAGCAGAAGAAAAGCAACGTATTCAAAAGGGTGAGTTTGAAGAAATACTAAAGACTAGAACCCAAGAATTTAACAAAGAAAAAGAAAACCTTGAAAGTCAGCTTAGAGATATCAAGATAAATAAATCGTTATTGTCTTCAGCATCTAGGAATAAGGCTATCAATCCAGACCAAGTAGTTGAGTTATTAAAAAACAATATTCAACTAAATGAAAGTGGTAACGTAGAAATCCTTGATAAGAATGGAATAGCACGTTACAATAAACAGGGTGAACTTTTGACCACAGACGAATTAGTGCAAGAGTTTCTTACACAGAACCCTCACTTTGTCAGTGCAACCCCTAGTGGTTCTGGCACAGTGTCAAATGTGGATAGGCAAGAACTCAATAAGCCTTTAAATCTGAGTGAATTAAATATGAACAATCCAGAGGACAGGAAGAAGTATGCTGAATATCGAAAGCAACGAAATTCTAAGCCTTATGTGATTAACTCAAACCCTTAATTTGTTTTATTTAAAGGAGTAAAAAATGGCAAATGAAACAACCAGTAGTACCATTTCGGAACTCTATACCGAAATCGTAGCAGAAGCATTGTTCGTAGCAAGCGAACAGTCAATCATGCGTAACCTAGTTAGAAACTACACTATTGCAGGTGGCGGTAAGTCTGTTGAAGTACCAATTTATGCAACTGTGTCAGCGTCAGCCGTAAACGAAGCAACTGACTTGTCAAACACTGCGGTCAACCCAACTTCTGTTACCATAACAGCTAGTGAAGTAGGTGTAATGACCACATTAACCGACTTAGCAAGAAACTCAGCATCAAGAAACGTTGCAGGGGATATCGGTAGATTATTCGGTGAAGCTATCGCAAGAAAAGTGGATGCAGACTTATCAGCGTTATTCACAGGCTTTTCAACAGAGAAAGCAGGTGGAGCAGGTCAAGAACTCACAGTGCAAGATATCTTTGAAGCAAGTGCAGAACTAAGAACAGCAAACGCACCTGCACCATATTACGGAGTCTTCCACCCAAAGCAGATATTCAACGTCAAGAAGTCTTTGACCAACACCTTTGTGGGTAGAGATACCGAACTATCAAACGAAGCCATGCGAACTGGTTTTGTTGGAACTATTGCAGGGGTTCAAATCTTTGAATCTTCCAATATTTCTGTAGATGGTTCAGATGACTCTATCGGTGGTGTATTCTCTCAAGACGCCTTAGCGTTAGCAATGATGCAAGACCTAAAGCTAGAAACACAAAGAGATGCTTCATTACGAGCAGATGAAATTGTTGCTACTGCCGTTTATGGAGTTAGTGAAATCCATGATACCTATGGAGTTAAGTTGACTGCCGACACACTAGCTACATAAAAACTATGGGGGTGGGAAACTACCCCCTTTTTTTAAGGGATTATGACAATGGAAATGGTAAAGCTTGTTAAAGGCGATAGAGTTATTGAAAGACGCAAAGTCGATTACGAAAACAATAAAAACATTTGGGGTTTACGAGGTTGGACACTTGACGATGGTAAGCCAAAAGCACAACCAAAAGTAGAGCCAAAGCCAGTAATGGAAGAAGCACCAAAGCCTAAGAAAACCAAAAAGGCTGACTAATGGCTACAAATGAATTTAATGTTGCGAATACTAGCCTACAGAAAATACAGCCAGACATTCTAGGTTTTGGGATAACCACTTTTGAAGACCAACTTCAATTTGCTGAAAATGATGTAATTAGGCGTGTCAGAGAAGAATGGTGGGAAAGATACCGCCACACAGTACGCTATAAGGACATTACTAAGATAACTTCAGTAGAAATGGATAGTTCTAAACTTACAGATTCACAATGGACACAATCAGTAGTTTATTTGTGTTTATGGAAATATGTGTATCCTATTTTGACCAAATGGCGTGACCCAGACACAGGCGAAGGAAAAGACGCATTTCAAGTGCAGATAGATTTCTACAGAGATAGATATGAAGAAGAATTTCAAGCTATTCTTAGGGATGGGGTTGAATATGATGAAGATGGTGGCGGTACAGTAAGTGATAGCGAGAAAGAACCTATACACCACTTGAGATTAGTTCGCTAATG